TTCCGCGAGCTGGGTCTGCATGTCTCGAATCTGGTCGGCAGCGTCGCGTGCGGAATTCTCGTACCCCTTGATTTTCTCCTCGTCGGCCTTCTTGCCCTTGCTCCGCTCGGCCTCCGCCTGCTTGAGGTATGCCGCCTGCTTCGCCGCGAGGTTGTCGAGCTGCTGGTTGTAGTTCGTGATGTAGTCCGAGCCGAAGGATTTCTCCATCGCCACCTGCAGCCTGCCGTACTGGTATTCGAGGTCTTCGAGGAGCTTGTCTTGCTCCTTGATGTCCTTGTTGGCCTTTTTTATCCTAAGCTGCTGCGCCGTGCCAAAGATACCTCCGATAGTTTCTCCGATTCCCTTGATTAGTCCGGGTATGGCCGTTAGGTCGCCGGCGAAAAGTCTGGCGGCGTTTACCGCCGTAGTTGCAAGGCCACCCATCGTCTTGTTGATTCCGCTCGAAACGATATTAAACGTATCGGCAACATCATCGCTCGCGAATGTCGAAACTATCTCGCCGATGCCATCAAGAGAATCAGATACATAGCCAGCCCATTTTTCAAGTCCATTAGCCGCGTCGAGAATCGCCTTCGCGGCCCTCCGATATTCGCTCGCCACATCCTGAGCAGCTTCAGCCTGGTCAACCGCTGTATCCGTCATCGCGGCTTGTATGTCAAGTTCTTCCTTCGCGGCGTCCTTTTCCTCTTGCGTAGCATCTGCCCTTCCTAAGACGGCTTGGTAATTCGCATTTGCTATTTCGAGCAGCCGCTTCTGTTCATTCGCGAACTGTGTGCTCATAGCTGCGGCAACATCCACGTCTTCCCGCGAACGGCCTTTTATCATTTTTCTGTATGCCTTGATGGAATTTATTAGCGAGGTAAACGGATTCCGCGTCGCAAGCTGCTTATCGATCTCGTCTATCTTGGACTGCATCTCCTTGAGCTCTCTCGGCGACAGGTTGCGCCATTCTCCCTTGAGCGCAATCAGGCTGTCGCGCATATTCTGAAGCATCTTGGTTGACGCACCCTCTAAGTTCTCGAACATCTCGATATAAAGCGGAGAGTCCCTGAAAGCCTCGTATTGCAACTTAGCAACTTCCTCGGCCTCCTTCTTCGCGCTCTGCTTTCTGAGATTTTCCTTAGTCGAATCATCGACTCCAAGAGACTCGATTTCGGCCAATCTCTTTGCTGTTTTTTGCGCGATCTCAACGCGCTTCGCACCGTAAGACTTCGCATTTTCGAGAGACTGTAGTAGACTCTTCGCGAGGTCCGCATTAAACTTCTCCGTATCAGCACGGAGCCGCTTAATAAGATTTTGAACCTCTTCCGGCACCTTATCGAGATTAGCTTCGAGGTCGTCCCAATCCAGCGTGGTAACGTCGGCGATAAGCCGCTGTAGTGTGCTGTTTTCAATTTTTGACTTGTCGATAGAATTCAGCGCTTGGTAAAGTTCTTTTTGCACGCGGTCTTTGAAGTCTGAGCCAGTCTGTCCGTACACCTCCATGCTTAATGACGCGGCCAACTTTTCATCTCCAGTCAGACCAAGGATATCGTTGTAAAAGTTTCTCGCCGTCTCGGAACGCTTGATATCCTCGGAGATACGCTTTAGATCATCTGTAAGGGTTTTCTTGAGCGCGTCAAATTTAAGATTGGAAATCTCGGTGTCAATCGCGTTCTGCATATCCAGAAATACCTTATCCTTAGGACCCTTGTAGCCCTTCATTAAGTCTTTAATCCGATTCGTTACAGCATCAAGCGTCGGGTCGAAATCCTTAAGTTGCGGAAATAGTATGCCAATCTCGTTTTTCGCGGACTCGTCACTCATATACTTCCTAAGCTCCAAAAACTTCTTATAGGCATTCGTAATTTCTGAAATCTGTTTCTTGAGGTCGGAAAGGCGGGTGTCGGAGCCCCTTGTCGATGTGGTCTTAAAGACGATTCCGAGTGCCGCCGTAATAGCCTCGATCATCTTCAGCGTCTGCTCGTCCGAAGTAATGTCGGATTTTATTTTATCCCTAGTGAGGTCTGTTGATGTTTTCCGCAGCTCTTGATTCGTCTTAAGAGACTGCGTATATTCGTCCTGCACCCTTTTGAGCTCTTTTGAGAATTTTAGCACGGACTCGAATTGGTCTATATCCGACGGAGAGAAAATCTCTATGGCGCCTGCGTCCACTTTGTCGCTAATTATTTTTTTTACAGCATCCTTCCACGCTTTTGTCCCGGCCTCCACTTCCTCCTTGGTTCCGTGAAGCTCCTCGTCAAGTTTCTCGACGCTATTAAGCAACCCATCCACAAGCTCTTTCTGCTCATTATACGCTTTCGTGGCGTCGTCCATAGCCTTTTCTTGGGCCTTAACGAACTGCAGAACACGGTCGTAATCGCTTTCTCCGAGGAAAAACTTGCCCCAGAAGCCGCTTCCCTTAGCGCCTTCGCTCTCAAGCCTATTCCTCTCTGCGACAAGTTCATTATAGTATTTTGTCGCGTCATCCTTGGCTTGCTCTTTTATATCCAAATCAGATTGAGCCTCCGAGAGCCGTGTCCTTGACGCACTCAATGTCTCCTCTTTTGAGTCAATCAGATTTTTGAGCCTATCTGCTTCTTCCTTGTTTATATCCTGCACGAGCTTAAGCCTCTCTTCCAAAGAAAGGTTGTCGTCATTAAGCCTTTTACTGTATTCCGGAAACTCGGCAGAAATCTTCTTTATCGTCCTTGCGAATGTTTCATTCTCCGCCGAATTTCTTTCAGTCTTTTGCGCAAGTCTCTCATATTGCTCAGTAAGGTCAGTTATCCTATCGCTATGCTTTTTGGCTGCATGGACATCATCTATGGCGCGATTGGACGCATTGACAGCCTCGGTCGCATCGTTGGAAGCGTCCTTAAAACGATTGAGCGCCAAAACAACGCCCAGTATCGCAGTGCCAGCCACCAACCATGGGTTAGTCATTAATGCAACCTTCAGTCTTCCGAGCGCCCTTGTTAGCATATTCGTCCCTATCGTGGCTTGCGTTTGTGCGGCAGTAAGCGCTTTCTCTGCCGCTGCTTGTCCCATTATCTTAACTATAAGCCCATTAATGGTCTTTGTCCGCAATGCTTGACTTATCGCAATTTTCTGCTCGTATGTCGCAACGGCTTTTGCTCTCGTCCCGGTGATGAGTAGAATGGCGTTATATGCCGCCCAAGAAATTGCGGCGGCGTCAACAACCTTAACCACAAGCCGAAGATTATTCGCCAGACCGGTAAGGACTTTCAGAACCACATCGTTTATGTTCTGAAATGTGCTCGTATCACCTACACTTTGGAGAGCCACATCGTATGCGTCCTTCAGCTTTTCCCACCTACCTTTAAGCGTTTCAGCTTGCTTTTTCTGCATATCATAGAACATTCCGCCCTTACTCGTCAAATCTTCGAAGATTTCAGCAATCTTGGAAAAAGGGACGGCACGTTTCGATATCAACTCAAAAACATCTCCAGTTGATACCATCTCACCCTTAAGGTCTGTAAACTTCTCCGCGAGTAATTCCACGAGCGGGATTCCGGCCTCTGTAAATTGCCTCAGCTCCTGGCCGCGAAGCACACTAGCTGCGCGAACCTGGCCGAAGGCAAGGATAAGACGATTCATATCAACGCCGAGGCCAGCGGAAATATCTGCGAGCCTTTTTGTTGTGTCGAATAGTTCCGTTTGTTCAATACGATAAGCGGCCAACTGCTTCGTATAAGTGACGAGGTCTTTAATTCTGAACGGGGACTCTATCGCAGCCTGCTTCGTCCGTTCAAAAAGATAATTACCGTAAGACACATCCTGCAAGAGGCGCCCAAGAGCTACCCTTTGGTACTCCAATTCTCCCGTTACATCCCGGATGCCCTTGACGAATCTTATAAGAGAATATACTGAAAAATATGCCGTCGCAGCAGATGCGAGCCGACCTAAGATCCCAGATTGCCGCTGCAAAGAATTAGTCAATGTATTAACCCCGCCATTGGCCTTTCCAAGTTCCGCAGTTACTTCAGCGAGCCGCATCCGCATTCGCCCGTACTCCTCCGTACCTATGCGCGTTTTCGCTAGCCGCTCTGTGAGAATCCTTTGCTGCTGCTGCAGGACTTGTATTGTCTTCCCTTCCATTTGAAGGATTGTGTTCTCATCACGACGCTGCTGGATTTTTGCCTTGTTTAATGCGTTTATCCTCTCCCTTTCCTTGGCTTCGGATTCTGCTCTACGCTTAGCTTGCTCGGCTGCATTTTTTTCATTCTGGGCCATCTGGGAGAGAGACTTCCCTTGCTTTTCCAACTCAGCTGTTACCCTCTTATAATTTTCATATAGCTTGCTCGCTTCGCTAGTCAATTCGCCGGTTGATGTAAATTTCTGGGATTTCCCCATCTTGCTCCATTGGTCGTTAAGGAACTGGAGCTCGTTTGACAATTGCTTGATGCTGCCTTCGTTTGTCGAGTATTTTACAAACTCGGCATTCGCAACATCCATCGCTTGCGAGATATTCTGAATCTCTTTTGCGATAAGCTGAAAGTCCTTCGAGCCGACTGGAACGCTGTTTAGCATTTCCCTAAATACGGACAAGTCCTCATTCAGACCGTCTATAGCCTTTTTTAACGGCTCCATCGCCTTCGGCGCACGCCTCGCCGCATCCTGAAACGCCCCCTCAATATCCACCACCACCGGTATTTCAACTGCCATATTATAATCCTCCCTTGATTAAGTAGTCTTGAATTTCCTCCGTTGTCTCGGGTTTCTTTTCCTTGAGGTGGCCGAACCCGAAGCCGACCAAAATTTCCCTTAACTCCTCCGGTGTACGCTGCTTATGCGGCGCTTTTTTCTCCGGAGCCTTCTCAAAGTCGTAATCGTAATAGCCCTTGTCGATCAAAATCATCGCGACCATATTGCACGAATCCAGATACCAGTATCGCAGCCACGACCAGAAGTTATAGTTCCCGTACACATACTTTATCCGCTCGTTGTGCGCGGAGAATTCGAACGCTACTCCGACTTGTCTTCCTCCCTTGTCCCCAAAGCGTCCTTCTCCAACATATTCATCACGCTTTCCAGCCGCTCTTGCGCTTGCTTGGCGGCTTCGCCAACCGGTCTCATAAAGAGCTCGCGTGCCTGCCTTGAGAAATCCCAGTTGGCTTTGAAAAAACCCAGGTCTGCACTGGCCAGGCCAGCCTCGTTGATACGGAACGTCACTTCATTCCCTCTTAGCTGCAGGATGCGCCATTTTATCGCCCACAGCCACGGGCAGAACAGCGCCCAGTTCCCGAGAAGGTAATATGCGGCCTTCTTCGAGTGAAGCGAATACAGCTTCTTCGTCAACTTCCGGGCCTGCTTCTGCGACGTGCCCTGCTTGCCCATCGCTTCCAAAACCTGCGCTTCTTGCTCCAGCAGTTCAATCTTGAGTCTTACTTTCTGTGCGACCTGCCGCACATGGTACGTCCTGCGCCCTATCTTAATCTTGCAAGGCGCCTGCGTGATGGTGTCATACGCACCTTTGAAAAATTGTTCGGTCTTCTCCATTGGTTATAAAAATAGGGCGGGCGATTGTGCCCGCCCCGTTTCGGTTAGGTTTCTCTCGTTAGAGATTAGTCCTCGTAAGAGGCGGCTGCGCTCGAATCGAACAGCATAGCCGTCTTCAGCGTGGGGAGGTCGATGTATTCGGCGGTAGCGGCGCAGTGGATGCGCATCAGCTTGTCCGCGTTCGCAAGGTTCGCCGCGATCTTCGCCTTCGGGAAGAGCAGCAGACGCTTCAGGTCTTCATTCAGCCAGCCGATAGGGCGGGTGATGACCGGAGTAGCATCGCCCCAGCCGACGGCGGAGACGGTAGCACCAGTGGCGCCAAAGACGGAAGCGAGAGCAGCAGAGTCGATAGTGGAGCTCTTGAGGAAGACTTCCATGAAGCCCGGGTCGAGAGCTGCGATGTCAAACTCGAAGCTCATAGTACCGTTGGTGACGGTCGATGTGATGAGGTCGCCCTGCTCGTCGCGGATTTCCTCAAAGCTCACATCTTCGCCAGTCCAACTCGAAGAATCCTCGACGATCTGACCCAGGGACTTAGGGTTGAGCAGCGAAGCGAGTCCGATGCCCGATGCGCCGTAGTCCGGAATCTCATTGAAGATGATGAGGTCGCCCTGCCCAGTGAAGAGCTTAGGAGCGGCAACAAGGTTGGTAATAGCCATAGTTATTCAGAGTTTAAGTTGTTACGAAATCGTTTGTCGTATGCCACCTCATGTTAAGGGTGGTAATCGAATACCCGGAAGTTTGGTTCGGTGTGGTGGGGGTTATGAATCGCTGTGCGTCGTATTCGTAAAAGTAACCTTCCGTGATGACTGGCTTGTATCTGTCCTGAGCAGCCATAAACAATTCGTCTAGCTGCTGCAGTATCTTCTGAACGCGATTCGTCTTGACTGAGCCGTCATCATTCATCTTGCAGTACAGGCTTATCATAAGATAGCCGTTCGCATAGTCCGTGTTCATCCCGACGCCGCCGATGTCACCGTTGATGTAAACCGTGATAAAATCGGCAGGCAGCTCGTTCGTCGGACGCTCCCAGTTCGAGTAAACCTTTACTGGCGTAGCATCCTCGCCGACAGTAATCAGTCCGTCGAGGTAGAGCGCCAAGGCTTTGTCCGGGGAGATGTGGGAAGGGTGGATCATTTTCTATTTCTTTGTGTCTGCAACAAACACTCTTGTTCTGAATCCTTGCGCTTTCTCCGTAAAGTAATCTTCCACGTAAGACGCAAAATAGTTGTTCAGCGAGCGCACGAAGTCGTAGTGTCTGGACGAACTGTCAACCTTATCGGCATACGGTACGCCGACAATGAGTTTCGCTTGAATCCCGGGAAGGAATACATACTCAGCATCGCGGGCCTTGGTTATAGCCCATTCGTGTCCGATGATATGATTGAACCCCTTGTAGTTTTGCGGCGATGTGGCGGCAGGAGGCATATAGTTAATAGATACAGTCCTATTCTTGTCGGAAACGACACCGGCCACGCTGTCGTGCAGCTGGCCCGTGTACCAAGGATGCTCATGGTCGCCACCGAACTGCTTTGTCTTGACATTCATGTGACCGAAGCCGATTCTAGTGACGCGGGTTTCCCTCGGCCATTCAGAATCGATCTGCTTAAGCGCGGAATCAGCGGCCTCGGACATCCACTCTCTCGCCCAGCCGGAAAGATGCTCACCGGCCTTACCAAGAGCGGTACTGAAACCCCTCGAAGCCTTGCCCCATGAAGCGGCCCTATTCCTATACTTGACAGCCATACCTAATCCCCCTGCGCCTGTTTAAGTTCAATCCGCGTGACCTTCACGTTCGTCCGCCAAGGCATATTTATGTCGCGCACGACCTTTACGACGGAACGGATTTCCCGCTCGAACTCCGTCGTTATCGTCACAGCGTCATTGATACGCACCTGCACGTCCACGCCGGGGATGAAGATGGTCGGTGCCCTCGTGATGATGGAGCGGGAATAACCCGTTCCGCCCTCTTCGTACAGGCACTCACCGTCATAGATGGTTTCCGGGTTGATCGGGTTGTCCCACTCATCCCTTCCGCCGTTATCCCGGGTGATAACGCAATGGTCACGAAACTCAATGAACTTCATATCTCAAAGAACTTGCGTCGTACATTTCGCTCGAAGATTCGTCATCCTCAACTTCGAAGCCCCATTTGAGGCGGAGGGCATCGCCCATTGCTTTGAAGCGTGCCCTGTCCGCCATCGTAATGGTGTACCCGCCACGAGAGGCGCGTACATCGCCGACTTGCTCGGCATAACCGCCGCCAGCGAAAACCCCCAACACCGAATAGTAGATTGTCGAAGAAGCATAGTCCAGACGCATCCGGAACTCACTCTCGGACATTGAATCGGAATCAACCTCGTCGTCCAAGTCCAGCGGCTCAAGATTTCTCGTTGTGCCGTCAGTGTCTGTGACGACAGCCTCGATAGGACTCAAGGCGCAGCGCTCGACTACATTGTCCTGAAGGTCGAGGCCGGGCACCAAACTACGCAGATATTCTTCGACAGTCATAACTACTTCGTGTGAAGGATGAACATATCGCGAGGACGGGTCGGAACGCACAGCACGGTGAGCTCAGAAACCCAGTCCTGATACTTGGTACGAGCGTCGTAGCGGTACTCGATGATACCGTGGCCGCCGAAGATGGTCGTGCTGATGGCACTCGGGTCCGGACGGAGCGGAACGACGTTCTTCTTAATGCCGACCTTGCCGGAAGGACGGACGAGGTAGGTGTCCTTGTTGAAGGCCCACAGCTTGTTGCGCACGAGCTTCTTGTTCGTGTCA